CTAAGGCCTCCTCATGTATAAATATCTGATGCGTTCTAATAAATCCTAGCCCCTGTCTTATTGAGTCTTTGCCCTTTTTAGCGGGCTTTATTCTTATGCCTCTATTTCTAAGCTCTTTAATGGTTCTAGGCTCATTATCAGCGTAGACCTTATGAACTCCGATTGCGTGCAATTCCTCGGCTATGTCTTTAATTAGCATTTTAGTCCTAAAAAATACTTGTTCTATATAGATGCATTGATCTACTTTTGTAACTTTTACGCATACCGTAGGGTCATTATAACCAAAATCAATGCCGTAAAATACCTTACCTTGTGGCACTTCTTGACAAATGTTAATATTTTCAAAGACTAAATTTCTGCTTTTTGTCCAATTTCCAAGCGTGTAAACCTCATATAAGTCATTATCTGTTTTTTTTAAGCCCTCTATTTCCTTGACCATTTCTGAGGGTATAAATGGATTATCTTTATAAGTGCTAACGTCTAGTTTAACGTCTTGATCTGGCCAATGTTGGCGGTCATCCTCTATGTATGTTTTGCACCAATTTTCAATCCCCGCGGGATTGTAATC